CTGATTGTGCTCCAGCTGTTTTTGCTACACCACCCATCATTTTTTTACTCGGTTTCTTTTTGCCAACACCAATAACAATCATCAGTGCACCTTTTTTTGCACCCATAAATTCTTTTCTTTTTTTGGCTTGCTTCTCATACATGGTAGTAATTGGGCCTATACCTTTTTGTGGCGTTGCTTGTTTAGTTTTTTTATCCAACATTTTTTTACCTAGTGCAGCAGCACCTAAACCAATAATTGCTCCTAATGCTGCTTTTTTAGGACCCCAATCTTTTCTTTTCTTACCTGATGGATCTTTTATTTTACCAGCACAAATTTTACTAGCATATGCATTCGCGTATGCAGACGGATAAACTTTGAACTTACGTTTCGCTGCGGCTTTACCTCTTGGGCATAATTTTGTCATCTATTTTTTTCCTCCGTTACGGAATATTTGTGTTCCCTTTATACCATATATCGATGCCACGACCAAGATCCACAAATTTGTGAACCATGACGGGAGCTGTGAGAACATATCAAAGAAAAGTTTTACCTTGTCCATCGCTGTTGGGTCATCCGATATCACTGCCCAAGCGAGCACCAACACGGGCAAACTGAGAATTATCAAAACTGCTTCGTCTTTCCAGTCTGATTGTCTAGCCTCTAGCAATTTTCCCTGGTAAGCTTCCTCACCTCGTGCTTGACGCTCTGCGTGTAATAGTTGAGCATCAGACATTGCCATTTTAGCTTTTTGCTTGTTAGCGTAAATTTTACTTCCTGCACTAACCGCTAATTTGATTGCACTTAACCACATTGTACTTGTCCTTCCTTCGTTGACACATATAGTCTACCATTTTTCCGACTGTTGCGAAAGCCCCTTTGCCTGACATCTTCCACTTCCAGGTTTGTTTCCATTTAGGATTTCTAACTTTTACAGGTAATATTGAACCACCAAAAAAATCTTTAAATCTTTGAATTATGTCTTTATCGCACATTTCAATAGAACATTGAAACGATTTTCTACCGTTGCCTTTACCCCAAATACCAAAACTACCCTCTCCATCAAAAATTCCTGCAAGAAAAAGTATTTTACCTTCTTTTGTAAGATTATCGTAGGCCGATGAATTTTTTACCAGTGACTTGTATGTTTTTAATTCCTTTGATGTCAGATTTTACTCCTGGTTCTCTATGTGGACACCCTCCTCTTTTCAGACCTTGTGGTTTTGGTCCTCTTTCAGGTGGTGGCCCGCTTGAAACTCCTCCGCTCAATCCTTTTTCGTTATTTCTTCTCAAGTTTTTGCCTCGCTACGTCTAATCTTTCATCTGATTGTTGATCTTGTGTTGCAAGTCTATCATATTCAAATTCTAATCTCTCTGCAGCTCTTTGGTTTTCTTGTTCTTGTTTAAATTGTGTCTCTTCTGCTTTTCTTTGCATATCCATAGCTCTTAAATCAACTTCTTGTTGTTTAATTCTTACTAATGGATCTTGTTTAGCAGCATTTGCCTGCATTTCTGTTTGTGCTAACTCTTGTGTAATAGCTGCAGCTCTTTTTGCTACCTCAGCATCAAACATTATTTGAAATTTTTCTGGATCAGCCTGTTGCATAGCAGCCATATTTGGATCTTGTGCCATCGTAGCTGCAACCTCTGCTCTTGCTTTAAAAGAAATGTGGTCAGATATGTGTGATTGCATCAAAGCATACACCTGCGGGTTAATTTGCACCATTCTTGTAGCCATAAAAGCCATGTGTGCTGCTATATGGGCATCATGATCTTGGAATTCAAAAGCTGTAAGCAGTTTCATTTGCAATGCTCTTGCATTTTCTTTTGCAGGATCCATTGGTTCAGGTTGTTTTGGTGCAGGTTTTAACAAAGTTTCAATTTGTTTAGTTCCAAGTGCCTCGTAAACACGTCTATAAGCTTCATGTATGTTGTGAATTGCAGGATTTGTCTGTGCAATTTGTAATTGTGTCTGTGCAAGCGTCACTCTTTGCGCCATAGACATAATATTTGGGTCTGCAACGGGTAAAACATCGACTCTTCCGTCAAAATCTGCAGATTTTATTTGTCTTGGGCCACCATAAACGTCATACGGGTACTCTGGTGGTAAAAATTCACCACAAATTCTTGCTAAAATCTTAAATTCTAGTCTCATTGCGTAGTAACAACGCTTGTGAACACCACTCATCACACGTGAACCACGTTCCATCATAGCAATCGTAGTACCAACAGCCCTATTTTGTGCATCGTTACCGATATTATTATCAGTTGTTGCCGCAAATTTTTGTCCTGCTTGAACAACAAAACCTAAAAGATTAAATAATGTTGTTGAAGGCTCAGTAAAAGGTAGGTTAAAGAATTGATCTCTAATATTTCCACCCGGTGCATCAACATCTCTGAACTCTCCAGGTTGAATTGGTTGGTCATCATCTCTAACTCTAATACCTCTAGACTTAAATCCTGCTGGTAAATTTTTTAAAGTACCTGCATCAATTAATTGTCTTAAGGCTTGTGTTGCTGCAGTTGATAATCCACCAATCATATGTGTTAAACCAAAACCATAAAAGCCAAGACCAGGTAAAAATTTGTAATGCACAAAGTATTCTACTCTTGCATAATTTAGATCACCAGGTTTGTAGTTTCTATAAATAGATAAAATCTCACCAGAGCCTTCATCAATTGTAACTATGTATGGAATCTTTACCGCTTTAGCATTTTCATCAAAATCTTCGTAGTCATCTAAATTTAGATCAACATGCATTTCTAAAATTGTATGCAGATAATCGTCTCCTGTTTTTTTAACACCTTCAATTTCATTTAATTTTTTCTGTAAGTTGTCTGGCTCTGGTTGTCCCTCTGTTAATTCTATATCTCTATAAAATCCTGCAGCCATTTTTTTATTAACTTCGTTCTTAGTCATTTTAAAAGCATGAGTAATTCTTTCACAATCTTTTAAATCTGATGCGTAATAAGGAACTACTATTTCCTCTGCCTGTAAAAATTTAGATACTGGTCTCCCTAGTAATTCATCATAATATATTTTTTTAAATGTAGAACCTGAAAGTGGTAAGTAGAAAAGCATCTGATCCATATCAGTTGTATATTCTTCCATATCCTCCATAAGAAGATAGTTCATATATTCTTTCACACGATCTGCCTGTTGTTCTACAGCAGGTGTAACCAAGCCAATCGTTTGTACTCTTACAGGACCGTCAGATGGCACAAGTTCCTTGTATGCTTGTGCTTGGAACTGTGTTACAGCTTCAGATAACATTGGGTGAGTAACGTTAGAGGCACCTTTAAAAGGTCTTGTCACATTTACGTACTTTGTACCCAACAGGTCTAAGCCTTTGATATAAGCATCTTCCCAATCTTTTCTCGATAGCTTATCTTTTTTGTATTCATCAATAAGCTCTGATGCCATAGATCTAAGAGTTCTCTCGTCCATGTTTTCAGCAAGATTAGCATTGAAGTCGTCTTGAGGTCTTTCTTCAGTAACTTGTTCTTCGCCCTCTACTTCAACATCTACCTCGTCTGTCATAGGACCAGTAGTTTCGATTTCCTCTTCTTTTTCTTCAAATACTGTTGGATTATTTTTTTCTACAGCCATTAATTCATCCTAAATAAGTTCTTGTTTATGAAACCACCAAGTTTTTTGTATATTTTCTGTGGTTGTGCCATATTTGGCGTTACTTTAACAGAAAAAACATCTTCATACAATCTCATATCCTCTTTAGGAATATACACATAACCTGCTTTTGCTTCTTTTGATGCATCTGTGTGAGTAGTTATTGAATACTTTTTGTCTCCAGGAATATTAATTACTCTCTCTTTTAAAGACTTGTAGGGTCTGCTTGGATCTGATTTTGCAATTTTGATTGGACCAGTTTTTGATTCAAAGGTTTTTGCTATACTTTTTAAAACATCAGGATAGGCTGCAAGAGTTTTAGATCCTGGTTTTTTGTTACCTTTTGGATATCCATATGCTTGTATAAAACCTGCCGCTCTGTCTTTGTTTATAGTTCTATCTAAATAATTCACAGGAGTAATTGCAACATAATCAACTCCTTCTTTTGCGGCTTTATTTGTTAAATATTTTATTGCTGCACTAGAGTAAGAAGATCTATCAATCAAAGGAAAGTAATCAAATCTAGGATTTGCAGTTTTTACTTCTTTATGAACGCCAGCTACTTCATCAAAATATGATCTTGAACTTTCTCTAGCTTTAGTTGTTATATTCGCAAGTTGTTCGTCAATGTTTTTAATTTTATTAGATAATAATTCTATTTGATTACCTCTTAATCTACCAGACATGATTTGTTTACCTAAATTGTTTCTCTCCGCTGCAAGAAATTTTATTATCATGTCGTTTTGATATGGATTAGTTCTAGTAACACTGTCTAAAGGATTTTCTCCAGCTGCTCTTAGACCTTTTGCAATTTTTTGATTTGTATCAGATTGTATTTCATGAATTAAAAAAACTTTTTTACCATCTGGAGTGTATCGAGTATCATATCTAAAATGAACGATAGGGTTTGCAACATCTTCGTCATCAAAGTGTGGATTCTTTTTTCTCGGTCTTTGGTTTAGGGGTATGCTTTCATCAAGTACTAAAAAACTTTCTCTGTAATTTGTTCCTCCAGGCAATGTGTAAGTTTCATCAGTTGCATATCTAGTTTGTCTTACACCTTTAGTAGATGAAATAAGATCATCAATTTGACCTTGTATGTTATTAAATATTAATTTTTGTTGTTGTGTTTTAGATAAG